CAAGGTATCGATGAAGATGTATTAATGGATGTTATGTATTCAGGAACAAAGTCTGATGACTTTGGAATTACTATGGCAAAAATAAAATCAAATGCTCAGGACAAAGGAATTGATATAAATGAAACTGTAGATTTTTATGAAAGATCTTTTGAAGAAGTAGCTAGACCTAAAAAAGCTGACGGCGGTAGAATGGGTTTTGCATTTGGAACTTTACCTAAAGGTATTCAAGCTTTAGTAAAAACTATAAATAAAAAATTTGGTAAAGGCACTATGAAAACAGCTGATGAAGTTGAAAGTAGATCAAAAATATTTGATGATTTTTCTGCTAGAAATCCTGATCCAAAAAGACAGTTGACTGATGATGAAATTAAATTTTATGAAGAAGAGTTAGGTGACAGTGAAACTTGGATGAACGATGGCACTGTTGGCGAAGCTGAAAAAGCTTTGAAAGATCGTAGAGAATATATAGCTGATATGGAATTAGAATATAAAAAAGGTAATTTAAATCCAGGACCAGGTGAAAAAGGTAGAAAAGAATTTTTAGAGAGTAAACTTGAAGAGATGGAAATGTCTGGTGATAAAAAATTAATGACGGTAGATGAGATCGAAGAGTTATCAAATATGGACCTTGAGTCTGAAATGAATGTAGCAAAAGGACTAGCTCCTAAAATGGTAGAGCGATTACAATTAAAAGAAAGATTTCCTGGATTAGATGATGAACTAATTGAGAAAATTTTAATTGATGATAACCCTCAAAGAAAAGCTGAAGTAATAGCAACTATTGAAGAGTCTTATAAGATGTTAGAAAAAGGTATGGATCCTGAAGACATCATTAGCACTTTTAAAAATACATCTAGAAGTAAAAACGCATCAGGAGGCTTGCCTCACATATTGGGAGTTTAACTTGAAACTCAACGACTATAGACAAATGATGGCGTACATGAGACGCCCTGGTTTTCAGGATGGAACAATGGTACCTCCACAAAAACCTGAACAGAAAACACCCTTCATTGATAAATTAAAAAATTTAAGAAATGTTGCTCCAGGTTTAATGCCTAGAAGTAAAGTTGATATTTTAAAAATGTATATGGATGAAGCTCTCAAAGATGGAGAGATCACACAAGATCAATACACAGAAATGTTAATGCCTTACTTTGGTGAGCTAGGTGAAAAAGTTACAGAACAGATTGAAGTGTCTGATAGAGAAAATTTTGCAATAGGGGGTGGTCAGTTTGAAGGAACTGATCTTGGTACAAGAGAAGGTTTTAATAATGTTTCTAAATCAGAAGCTTCTTTTAAAGCTTATGAAGATAAATTTGGAAAAGAACTTTTAGATAAAGCTGCTCAAGATAAATATGGTAAAAATTTTAGAGAGCTTGATAAAACTAATGAATTAAAATTTTTTAAAAGCCAAGTAAATAAATACGAAGATTTTATAAAAGAAAATAAAAGATATCCAACTACATCTGAAGCTTACAGTATTGGTTTAAAACAAAGTGGTAAAAGAACTAGTCCTTTTACAGAGGATGTTAAAACTAAAATTAAAAATATATATACGTCTGGTGAAGGTGGTTCTACTTATATATCTAAAAAATTAGCAGAAGAAGGAGTTAATATTGATGACTCAACTATAAGAAGATTTATAACCGCAGAAGAAGAAGCAGGAAATATTGTTAGACCTACAAAATTTAAGACACAAGAAGCTAAAGCTCCAAAAGACAGATATAATATTGTAAGAGAAGTTACAGACAGAGATTTAAAAGGTTTTAAAGTAGGTAGTAATCAGACAGAAGTATTGGCTCCTAAGGGTTCTAAATATAAAGTAACATTTAATATACCTGGTTCACCTGAAACCACTAAAATACCTTCTGCATATCAAGGAACAAAATACTATAAAACTAAATCTCAAGCAGACAATGCTGTAGCAGGGTATAATAAATTTTCTAAAAATTTAGCAAAACAAAGAAAAGCAAATAGATCACCTAGAGCAATAATATTAGATCAGGTTTCTGACAGAAATATTGAAGCTGATATTGGTAGATTAAAAACATTTGAAGACTTAGCTACTGCTCATAGAGTTAGTTATAAACAAGTTGGAAAATTAAATGAGCTTTATAATGTTTTAAATTTAGGGGTTGAAGACCCTACTATTAATAGTGGGGCAGTTAGAAAATTTGAAAATAAACTAGATCGTTTATATGAAGAACAAAGAAATTTACTTAAAACAGCTAAACGTTCTACTAATAAAGGTTTAGAAATTCCAAAAAATATACAAGATAAAATAGATTTTAATAATAAAAAAATATCTGCAGTTGTTGATTTAACAGATAATCGTATTCAAGGAATATTAGTAAATGCAAAAGATTTAAAACCATATGTTTATGGAGTTGATTATTTAAAAACATATGGAATGGGAATGTTAAAAAGTAAAAATGTAAAAGATTTAACTGATCAAGATTTAGCTACAATAGAATTAAATTTAAAAAATCAAATAGATCAAGAAAGAAAAGTAGCAGGGAAAGATTTTGATTTACTTAAAAACAGACAAAAATTTTTAAAAAATGTTGATGAACTAGCCTCTCCTGGCGGTGCGAAAGTAGCTCAAAATTTAGGTTTATTAAAATTTTCTGATGGTCCAAAACTACAAGCAAGAATACCAGGCCTATCAGATTTACTTGAGATGGCTAAAGATATCCCTGGTGATATAAAAAAAGCAAAATTTATAAGCGCAGGTTTAAAAACTTTAGGTTTAGCTGCAACACCAATAGTTGCTTATGATACTTACAAAGCATTTGAACAGGGTAAGCCAGCATTTGAAGCCTTAGAACGAGGATTAATTGGAACCAATCTAATTGGTTCTACAAAAGATTTAATGGCGTTATCCCCTGAAGGAAGAGAAGCAAGATCAGTTGTTAAACAAGGAGAGATAAGAGAACAAATTGCAGATGACTTTTCTGGTTTAGATACAGACTTTGATACACCAAATTTAAAATCAGAAATGTCTAGACAAGAAGCTGAACAAAAGTATCAAAGAGAGAAAATAAGAATTAGAAAAGAAAATGCCGCAAGAGATAAAGCTATTGCAAATGCAAGAGCTATTAGTATTGAAGGATTAAAAAATTTAATAACAGGCGAAAGATTTGCTGGTCAACAAATACCTGAACAATTTTTAGCAGTGGGTGGTAGAGTTGGTTATGCTGATGGACCTGATGATCCATCAAAAAGAAAATTTATAAAATTAGGAGCAGGGCTTATGTCACTTCCTATAATTGGAAAGTATCTTAAATTTGCTGCACCGGTTGCAGAGAAGACAACTGAAATAATTAGAAGAGGTGCAGACGGTATTCCTGATTTTATACTTGATCTTATTGCTAAAGTTAAATTAAAAGCTGAAGAAAAAGGAATGAAATATTTTACGGGTAATAGATCAGATGAATTTGCAGATGTTTATCAAGCAGATGATTTTGTAGTTACAGAACAAGATAATAAAATAACACTTAAAAAAAGAAAACAAGAAGGTGATATGTTAGAAAAAGACATAGAAATGGAAATAGAAACTGACCCTGAAACCGGAGGCATAACTTATAAAGAAGCAACAGCTAGACCTGATGCAGAGGGCAAGCTTAAAGATGTAGAAGAATACATTGATGAGATAGATTTAGAAGATATGAAAAAATACACTTATGATGAATAAATACCCTAAGACCTGGCTCCTGCCGCCTGAATCCGGACCCACGCCTCAGGGGTTGAATATTAACTATAATACTGTTAGAACAGTGAAACTGGAGAAAATAAAAAATGGCAGACAAAATAGACAAGTCTCTGACTCAAAGTCCAAGAGGCTCAGTAGAACTTCCTAGTGAAGAGGAAATAAAAGAAACAGTAGTTGAAGCTCAAGAAGAAATTAGTGAAGCTCCAGGTCCTGTCGAAGTTAACGAACAAGAAGATGGATCAGTTGAAATAGACTTTGATCCAAACGCTGCATCACCAGAAGGTGGTGACGAGCATTATGCAAACTTAGCAGAATTTTTACCAGACAATGTTTTAGATGAAATAGGTGCAGACCTTTCATCCAAATATCAAGATTACCAAATGGGTAGAAAAGAATGGGAACGTTCTTACACTCAAGGTTTAGATCTTTTAGGTTTTAAATATGATATGAGAACAGAACCTTTTCAAGGGGCTAGTGGTGCAACACATCCAGTTCTTGCAGAAGCAGTCACACAGTTTCAAGCATTAGCTTATAAAGAATTATTACCAGCAGATGGACCAGTTAGAACTCAAGTGATTGGTGCACCTAACGAAGAAAAAACAAAACAAGCACAACGTGTTAAAGATTTTATGAACTACGAGCTCATGGAAAAAATGAAAGACTATGAGCCCGACTTTGATCAAATGCTATTTTATTTACCATTAGCAGGGTCAGCTTTTAAGAAAACTTATTATGATGAGTTATCTAAAAAAGCTACATCAAAGTTCGTACCGGCAGATGATTTGATTGTACCCTACACGGCTACCTCATTAGACGATGCAGAGGCAATCATCCATCGGGTAAAAATTTCTAAGAACGAATTAAGAAAACAACAAGTTGCTGGTTTCTATTTAGATATTGAATTAGGTGATCCTAAACAAGTTGAAGATGACGTTGAGAAAAAAGAAAGAGAACTCGAAGGTCAAAGAAAAACTCAAGACGATGATGTTTATACTATTTTAGAGTGTCACGTTAATTTAGACATTGAAGGTTTTGAAGATGCAGATCCTCAAACAGGTGAACCATCAGGAATTAAAATTCCATACATAGTAACAATAGACGAAGCTACAAGAAGTGTTTTAGCTATTAGACGTAACTATGAAATTGGTGATCCAGATAAAAACAAAATACCATACTTTACTCATTTCAAGTTTCTTCCAGGACTAGGCTTTTATGGCTTTGGTTTAATCCATATGATTGGCGGATTGAGCAGAACTGCAACTGCAGCACTCCGTCAGTTATTGGACGGAGGGACTTTATCTAATTTACCTGCTGGATTTAAAATGCGTGGTATTAGAATTAGAGATGATGCACAATCAATTCAACCAGGTGAATTTAGAGATGTAGATGCACCAGGTGGAAATTTAAAAGATTCATTTATGATGTTACCATTTAAAGAACCATCAGCTACATTATTAAACTTAATGGGTATTGTAGTTAATGCTGGTCAAAGATTTGCATCAATTGCTGATCTACAAGTTGGTGATGGTAATCAACAAGCTGCAGTTGGAACAACAGTTGCTCTTCTTGAGCGTGGTTCTAGAACTATGTCAGCTATCCACAAAAGAATTTACTCTTCGCTAAAAAATGAATTCAAATTATTAGCAAGAGTATTCAAGTTATATCTACCACCGGAATATCCGTACGACGTAGTTGGGGGTCAAAGGTTTGTTAAACAAACTGATTTTGATGATCGGGTAGATATTTTGCCAGTTGCTGATCCCAACATCTTTTCACAAACTCAGCGTATTTCCCTCGCACAAACAGAGTTGCAGCTGGCAACCTCTAATCCGCAAATGCACAACATGTATGCAGCGTATAGAAATATGTATGAAGCATTAGGTGTAAAAAATATTGATCAGGTTTTAGTTAAACCTCAACCACCTGCTCCAATGGACCCTGCTTTAGAAAACATTATGGCTTTATCTGGTAAACCATTCAATGCGTTTCCAGGACAAGACCACAGAGCGCATATGACTTCGCATTTAAATTTTATGGCAACTAACATGGCACAAAATAATCCAATGATTATGGCTGCTATGGAAAAAAATATTATGGAGCACATAAGTTTGATGGCACAAGAACAAATTGAAATAGAATTTGCAGATGAAATTCCTCAAATGCAACAGATGGCAGCGATGGCTCAAGCAAATCCACAAGTTGCAGAGCAACTTAGACAGATAACTTTACGTATTGAAGCTAGAAAAGCTGT